AGGGACGCCAAATCGCAGAGACAAAAAAGCCGGGTTCGCGGCCCGGCTCTCTGCAATACAAAACTCTGTAGGGGAATTATGCATATGCAGACCCAAAGTGTACAGGCCCTGTCGAGGGCCGCACCACAAAATGCGAACCACGATTCTGTGGCGCGCACGATGTCATCGCGCGAGATCGCTGAACTGACTGGAAAGCAGCATCAGCACGTCAAGCGCGACATCGAGAAGATGCTTGGCGATCTGAAAGAAGATGCGTCCAAGTTTGGACAGATCTATTTCGACTCGCAAAACCGGGCTCGGCGCGAGTATTGCCTGGACCGCGAGCACACCGAATGCCTGCTCACCGGCTACAGCGCCGCTATGCGCATGGCTGTCATAAAGCGCTGGCGCGAACTCGAAGCCCAGGTCGCGCCGGCCGCACCCGCCGACCTCAGTAAGTTGGAAATCCTCCAGATGGCCTTGGAGTCGGAAAAAGCCCGCGTCCTGCTTACCGTCCAGGTCGAGGCCCAGGCCACAAAGATCGAGCACCTTGAAAACCTGTTCAAGGAAGGCATGACCGCCACCCAGTTCTGCAAGGGCCTCAATGGGGTCAACGTCATGCAGATCGGTCACTACCTGGAGGGCCGCAGCTGGCTCTTCAACGAGAGCAAGTCCGGTACCCGCTGGCGCGTCGGCTCGTACGCCCGCGACAAGTACATGACCGAGCATCAGCACGAGGTCGCGCCACACGGCAAAGACCCATTCATCGCCTTCACGCCTGTGCTGTTGCGAAAGGGCGCCGTGCGCCTGTACGAGCTGTACCTGGCCGGCCAGCTGCCCATGAAGAAGAACTGGGACGGCCTGCACACCCACGACAAGGCCGTGCGGGGTGCAGCATGAGCGTCGACAAGGAGAAGCTTAAGGCGCTGGCCAAGGCCGCTGACGCGGTCACGACCAACGTACATATCACTATGGCCGTTGGCGCGGACCCTGCTGAGATCAAGGTGGTGCAGGATTACCTTCAGCAGGCGATGCCGAAGACAATCCTGGCCCTGATCGCGGAGATCGAACGGCTGGCTGAGGAGAACGAAAACCTCCGTGACTGCAGGAGTTCGGTAAACGCTTCTGTAGCGCTGGAAAATGAAAGCTTGCGTGCAGTCCTCGATGGAATGGTCCTGGTGCCAGTTGCGCCAACCCCAGGACTGCTCATGAGTATGGCCATCCGGCACGACCATGGCCTTGGGGTACCGGGCTACTACGACCAGCCACTGATGCAGCGAGCGAATCATGGTGTAAGTCATGCTCGCATGGTCGAGTGTGCGCTGAGTGATATGCGCAAGATCTACGAAGAGGTTGTGGGCTCAGGCTTCTTCTCGTCCGCCAAAGAGGCGGATTACGCAGCCATGGCTAAGGGGCGTGCCCAGTGAGCATGGAGCTGATGGTCAAGGCCATGAAGACTAAGGTCGGCAATCCGCTGCGCAAGCTGGTGCTGATCAAACTGGCCGACAACGCAAGCGACCAGGGCGAGTGCTGGCCGTCGTATCAGCACATCGCCGATCAATGCGAGATCGACCGGAGCACCGTTCGCAAGCACATCAAGCACTTGGAGGCCCAGGGCCTGGTGCGCATCGAAAACCGCGAAGGGCCGAAGGGCAACTCCACCAACCTGTACTACCTGACCTTGCGTAACCCTGTAGGCCAAAACAGCACCCCTGTAGGCCCAGAAAGCACAGGTGTAGGCCCACAGCCTACACCCCCTGTAGGCCCAGAAAGCACCAGAACCAGTCACTCTTTTGAACCAGTCACTGAACCAGTAGAGCAGACGGTCGCTGCCGCTCCCTCGGCGAAGAAGAAGACCCCGAAGTTTGACCCAATGACCTGCAAGCCCGCCAACGTGAGCGAGCAGACCTGGGCCGACTGGTGCCAGCACCGCAGAGAGATCCGCAAACCGCTGACGGCCACCACCTGCGCGAAGCAGGCCAAGACCCTGGCCGGCCACCACGCACCCGACGCCGTGATCAACCAGTCCATCAGCAACGGCTGGACCGGCCTGTTCCCGGAGAAGGTGCTGCCTGGTGCCCAGCCGCGCGGTAGCCGCCAAAGCAACGAACCCGACTTCAACGACTCATCCTGGGCCGAAGGGCTGATGGTGCGCACATGAAATCAGCAAACGAACTGATGGCGGTCATGCAGAACCGTCCGCCAGAGCTTCACGGTGGGCCGGTGGTGGTTTCCCTGGAGACTGCCGAGGTGGTCAACGGCCTGTTCCGTCGCCTGCGCGGCATCTTCCCGGCCTGGCGCCAAGCCTGGCCATCCACCGAGGCCCTGGCCGCTGCCAAGGAGGAGTGGATCAAGGAGTTCGCCGCCGAGGGCATCCGCACGATCGAGCAGATCGAGTTCGGTATCGAGAAGTGCCGCAAGCTCAAGAAGCCCTTCGCGCCGAGCGTGGGCGAGTTCATCTCCATGTGCCAGCCGACGCCCGAGGACTTCGGCATGCCGGCTCCGGCTGCTGCCTGGGTTGAGGCGCTGATGGGCGTCTACAGCCACGAAGGCGTGAAGATCGCCGCCGTGGCCACTGGCCTGTTCGACCTGCGCTCTGCCCAGCAGAACGACAAGGGTCTGCAGGCGCGCTTCGACCGTGCCTACGAGATCGTGCTGCGCCGGGCGAAGGAAGGCCAGCCACTGGACGGCAAGATCGCCACGGGCATCGGTCACGACAGCCAGAAGAGCCTGATCGAGCTGGCCGACGAGTACGCCAACCAGCGCCAGGCCCGCCTGCTGGACCTGCAGCAGATCCCATCGAGCGCCGCAGCGTGCCGTGCACACCTGCTGGCCAAGTTGAACATCAAGCGCGCCGGGCTGCCGGCCGGGGAGGAGGTGTGAGCCTAATGTCCTCATTTGAAAAATTCAGCGGGATGCAGGAATGGCCTGACGAATTGGCCCACTTGAAGGGGAAGAAACTGCGGCGCAAGCGCGATGGCGGGATCTACCTCGTCCGTTATCCAAGTGGTGAGGAAATCGGCCATAAGCCCGCCGCGTACCTTGAGCCGGCCGGATGCGACTGGACAGCGCGCAGCCATTGGAAGACCTATGCACGGATCCTCGCTGACTTTGAGGTGATGCCATGACCGAGAAGATCAGCGTAAACAGCCAGGCCAAGCTATCGGAGGCCATCACCATGCTGACCCGGCTGTTCCGCGAGAAGAAATTCGTCGTGGTGAGCATGCGCCCGGGTAAGGACCGCACTCTGGACCAGAACGCACTGTGGTTTGCGATGTACGAGCGCATCGCCAAGAGCACCGAGATGGGTGACATCGAGGACGTGCGCCGGTACTGCAAGCTGCACCTGGGCGTGCCGATCATGCGCGCGGGCTGCGCCGAGTTCCGTACCGGATGGGCGGAGTCCTTCATCCACCTGGACTATGACGTGAAGCTGCGCCTGATGGGGCCATGCGCCATGTTCGGGCCGGATGGCTTCCCGGTCACTCGCCTATTCGACCGCGCGCAGGGTTGCCAGTACACCGACCGGATCGTCGAGGAGTTCGCGCCGCGGGGCGTGCACTTCGCTGACCTGCTTGGGGAGGCCGCTGCGTGAGGACAGCTCTCAAGGAAGTGAAGCAGAAGACCTGCAAGTCCTGCGGGGCCAAGTTCCGGCCATCGCTGTCGACGCAGAAGGCCTGCGGCGTGCAGTGCGCACTGGAGCTGGCGAAGAAACCGGAGAACCAGGCGGTGGCGCGGAAGGCGATCGCCCAGCGTGAGCGCCAAGAGATCCAGGTTCGCAAGCAGAAGCTCAAGAGCCGGGCTGACTACGTGAAAGAAGCCCAAGCCGTCTTCAACCAGTGGGTGCGCCTGCGCGACGAAGCGCAGCCATGTATCAGCTGCGGCCGGCACCACCAGGGCAAGTATGACGCCGGGCATTACCGCACGACCGCTGCATGCCCTGAGTTGCGCTTTGATCCGCTCAACGTGCACAAGCAGTGCTCGCCCTGCAATACGCAGCTTTCGGGAAACATTGTCGAGTACCGCCTCGAGCTGATCCGCCGCATTGGTCAAGAACGGGTCGATTGGATCGAAGGGCCTCATGAGGCCAAGCGCTACACCATCGACGACCTGAAGGCCATCAAGGCCGAGTATCGGGCAAAGATCAAACATCTGAAGGAGCAAGCAGCATGACCTGGACATCCACTGATACCGGCCAGGTCCTGCTCCTGGCAATGGCGATCCTCGGTTCGCTGTGCATCGTGTGGGGTATGCGCACGGCGGCGAAGCGCAAGCGCGAGGAGGGCGGCCCATGCAACTGAACAGCGCGCGTCAGGCCTGGCACGACTGCCTGTACACGGCCTGGGACAGCCAGGGTTCATTCATCGAGCAGCTTGGGCTGCTGGGCGCGATGGTCCAGGCCACGGAGCGGCAGCGCCACGCCGGCCATGCCGCTCACCAGGTAATCGCGGGCGGCGTCCAGTCGGCAATCGACAAGCTCAAGCCGCACGCCAAGGCGTTCGGGCATTTCATGTACGCACCGCGCCTAGATGTCGACGACAAGGAGACTGCTGAGGAGGTCGTATTCCTGATGGTGCAGCAGCGATCGCCACGAATGACGGCAGCCAAGCGGGAGAAGCTGGAGTATGTCGTGAAGGGCGTCATGACCCGGTACCGGTACATGCACCAGGGCGGCCAGTCTGCCAATGACGATCCGCTGGAGTCGCCCGAGGGCTTCCGTGCATGGATGGTCGCGCACTACGACGTCAAGCTTGAGTCGACCAACTGGGAGAGGGATTGGGCCGGATTCGTCCGCCTAGCCTTCGACTGCTGTGAGGATCTGGACAAGGAGGCACTGAGCCCGGTAGCCGCCGCAATCTACGAAATGAAAAGGGCCGCTTGAGGCCCTATTGCGTTCCCGTTCGGCTGGTGATACCGTATCGCCATTGTTACAGTTTTGCCTTCGGCAAACACCAATCAAAAGCCCGGCCAAGTGCTGGGCTTTTTTGTGCTCGCAAGAAACGCAACTGCAGCCAGGGCAGGCCCTCACGGGACAGCCTGGACACTGCTAGCCGGTAGTGTGGTGATACGGAAAAACACCGGCAGCCCGCGCACTCATTCCCTCACTGTGCTGATGGGTGGCGCGAGACTTGATCGGCGAGACTGGTGCGTCAGGGTGCCAGCGCTGGAATGGTCTTCGGCGGACAGGTGGGGAAAGACCCACGCAAAGCGGGCAAGCAGCAGGTTTGCCGCCAGCCTTCCACGCTGAGCAGAGAAGGGTTCGATTCCCTCTGCCCGCTCCAATTTCGTTATGTGCTGCTCCGCACGTTTGCCCTGGCCCTCTATAGGGCCTCAACCGGGCCTTTTATTCCAAGGACACCCCTATGGCCGAACCAACAAGCGCCGCCGCGAGCGTAGTGCTGGGCAAGTACGGGGTGGTGATGGCTGCATTCATCGGCTCGATCCTCTCACTGGGTTTCCTGAAGGATCTGACCCGATTCCAGGCCGCGACTGCCGTTGCCACTGGATTCGGATTCTCGGTCTATCTGACCCAGCCCGTTACCGCCTGGCTCGCCCCGAAGCTTGATCTAGCGGTCACCGATGATCTGCTGTGTGGAGTAGCGTTCGTGCTTGGCCTCACCGCAATGAACATCATCCCGGCGATCAAAGCTGCCATGGGGTCGTTCGTCACGGCGCGAGGTGCCTGATATGAACAACATCCTGGTTTCAGCGATGACGGCCCTGGACGTGTTCCTGTGCGTCATGGTCGTGCTCGCTGCCTGCGATTACCTGCGCAAGGTCCGTCCGGTGGATCAGCCACTGCTGAGCATCGCCTTCTACCTGGTGGCCATCGGCGGCTTCGGTGCATTCGTCACTGCCCTGCAAGGCCACTGGGTCAATCCATTTGGCGTGGTGCTCCACGCTGGGGTGGTGACCTATGCCTGGGCAAGGCGCGGGCACGTCTTCAGCTGATCCGCGCCACGAATTCATAATGCGCCGTTTTGTGGCGCGTCATCACTCAGCCTGTGCGCAGGCAGGAGAAGCACCATGAAGACCGAGTACCAAGTTCGCCCCGTTACCCGCTACATCGTCACCCGCTACGAGGAGGCGACCACCAAGGACGAATTGTTCCTTGGGCCAAGCCAGTCGAGCGTGATCGGCGAGTTCCCCAGCGGCCAGCAGGCCGACCTGGTTGCTGACGCCATGGTGGCAAAGGATCAGGCTGATGGAATCGAGTCCAGCCGCACCCGTCACGGGCTGAGCCTGGGCGAGGTAATGTCCGGCCAGCGTATTGGAGATTGACCTATGCCAGCGCCATCCAGCTTCCATCGCCACGCTGACGGCCGTGGACCTCGCCGGGTATTCGTCAATGGGATAGAGGTTGACCGCGCTATCTGGTGCGATACCGCTGCCGGGGTGTGCGTCTATGCGCCTCTGCCGATCAGGCCGAAGCGGCCGGCATGCGAAGAGGTCTACACCCGCAGGCTGCGCGGGATCGTCACGGTGCGGCAGGCATGAACCGGCCAATGCCGCCGGCCGACCTGCTCGAATCGCCATTCCTGATCCTCAGGCCTGCTCCAGAACTGTGGGAGTGGGTACAGCGAGAGATCCTTGCCACCACTGGCAGCATCCACAACGAAGAGCATGCCCATCTGATCGATGCGAGCATCGGTGTCATGTGGGCGTCGTCCAGCTTCGCGAAGAAGGGCAGGTCGGTGCTGGGGCAGGCTGAGCAACTGATGATCCGGGCTGGTGGGTGGCAGAAGGCACGGCAAGAGCAGCAGATGCGGGATTGGTTCGGCGAAGAGCCAGAATTCCTCATCACCCTGGCCGGTGACTACTGTGCCCAGTGTACCGAGGAAGAGTTCTGCGCCCTGGTCGAGCACGAGCTTTATCACATCGGCCACAAGGTCGATAAGTACGGTGCCCCGGCGTTCGGCGATGACGGCATGCCCAAGCTTGAGATGCGTGGACACGACGTCGAAGAGTTCGTCGGGGTGGTTCGCCGCTATGGCCCAAGCCACGACGTACAGCAGCTGATCGACGCTGCAAGCCAGCCGCCTGAGGTGGCCAAGATCAACATTGCGAGGGCCTGCGGAACCTGTCTGCTCAAGTCTGCCTGACCCCTGACAGACCCACGACGGATGAAAACCTATGGCGGCCCTGAGCAACGAGGTGAAAGCCTTCATCGTTCAGGCCCTGGCCTGTTTCGATACCCCCTCGCAAGTCGCGGCAGCCGTCCGAGAAGAATTCGGCATCGAGGTGACCCGGCAGAAGTGCGAGGCGCATGACCCGACCAAGCGTGCTGGGCGTGACCTAGCCAAGCGCTGGCGGACCCTATTCGAAGACACTCGTGCGCGATTCCGCGAAGAGACAGCCGAGATCCCCATAGCGAATCGGGCCTACCGGCTCCGCACGTTGGGCAGGCTGGCCGAAAAGGTCGAAGGGATGCGCAACTACGGGCTGGCCCTTCAAATCCTTGAGCAGGCGGCCAAGGAAGTCGGCGACGTGT